CTTAGAAGCAGATACAACAAGGATGTTCTTAGTGGGGTCTAGTAGGAGTTGATGAACAGCATAGGCAGAACATATCCAGGACTTACCTACTCCACGGAATGCCATGATAACAGATCGCTTAGGACCGTGTTGCATGAAGTCAGCTATGTCGTATTGTAGTGGTGTAGGATCAGGTAGGTTCAAGTGTTTCCAAACTATGTACAGGAAGTTACGGAAGTCTTTTAGTTGTGCTAGTTTATTTGCCATTGTAACAAAAGAGGGTCACCTCCGAATACTCAGCGATGACCCTACTTTATCTCTCTTTTGATGTTATAGTTTCTGTTTTAATTCTGGGTCTTCTTCGAAAGGTAGAACCTCTCCTAGCAAGTCATTAAGTGGAGTATCTTTACCGCTCATAAGAACAACATCGTTATCCTTGAGTAGTTGTCTAGCACAGTTAAGAAGGGAAGGATTATATTCCTCAGTGACGTGCATCAGCTTGATACCCTTCTTTAAAGTATCTGTTAGTAGAACTTGTAACTCACCTAATTCTTCTTGCGTTTTCATATTAACTCTCTCTCTTTAAACTCTTCAGTATTTCGTTGATCCACCCACTTACTAGAGCAGAGGTGCTGATATTTAACTTTTTAGCTATACCAGCGACCTCTGCTTTTTGTAAGTCATCGGGAAGACGAATCGTAATAGAAGAACTCTTTTTACTTTTCGCCATGACAGTCTTACGCCATTGCAGCAGTAAAGTCTGCTAAATCACCAAGATTGTTACCGTCTCCAAGAACCACGTCGTTACAGTTAACGTCGATAAGTTCAGCACTTGAGTCATCATCAGAGATGTCAACAGAAGTAGAACCAGCGGATGTTTTATAGAAAGCAAACATATCTTGACCTTCGTCGTAGATAGCAGCAATGTTTCCACCATCTCCAGAACCACGCTCGATAATAAGACCAGCATCGTTGGAGTTGTTAGTAGAATCACCAGCTCCGTCATTGATTAAAAGAATCGAATCTTTAATCTCGGAGTTAGTTGTTTGAACGGAAGTAGTTGTACCGTTAACAGTCAAGTTACCACTAAGGGTAAGATCAGTACCACTTACAGCACCCGAAAAAGCAGCACCACTAAGGTTAGCTTTAGCAGCATCAAGAGCAGACTCAGCAGCACGAGCTGTTGAAGCTTCACTATCGATGTTCGATTGAAGTGTTGTATCAGCAGAACTACGTGCAGTAGCTTCACCAGAAACAGCAGCTATACGAGCAGTTTCCTCGGAGTCAATGTTTGACTGTAAGGTTGTGTCAGCGGCTGAACGACTGCTTGCTTCGGTATCAATGTTACTTTGAAGAGTCGTATCAGCGGAAGCTCTAGCAGTTTCTTCAGCATCAATTTCGGCTTGAAGAGCAGAGTCAGCACTCGCACGAGAAGAAGCTTCGGAAGTAATGTTAGATTGAAGAGTACTGTCGGCTGCTGCACGAGCTGTTTCTTCTGCGTCAATCTCAGCTTGTAAAGCGGAATCAGCAGATGCACGTGAACTAGCTTCAGAAGAGATAGCGTCAGCATTTGTTTTAGCTTGTGAGTCAAGAGCTTCATCAGCTGCAACCAAGTTACCTACGGAAGCAAGGTAGTTAGTAGAGGAGTTAGCAGTATAAGAACCACCTGTTCCAAGACCAGCACCACTTTGAGTAGCGTCGATTTCACTTTGTAAAGCAGAGTCAGCAGAAGTTCTCGAAGAAGCTTCAGCAGTAATGTTGCTTTGCAATGTAGTATCAGCACTTGCTCGGCTTGTAGCCTCAGTGTCAATATTGCTTTGAAGGGTAGTATCAGCACTGGCTCTTGAGGAAGCTTCAGCAGTGATGTTCGTTTGCAAGACTGCTTCTGCAGCCAATGCTCTTGTTTCTTCTACAGCAATCGCAGACTTCGTGGACTGACCGATTTTATAGAATATAGATGTATTATCTACTGGCATAGTATTATATGTGTTTAGTTATTGTTAATGATAGGAGGTAAGTCCTAAGGTGTTAAAGAGTGCCGTCGGAAACAATCTCAGTCCAAGATGTGCCATTCCAAACAATGATCTTATTAGTATCCGTTTCAAAGTAAGCTTCCCCTGCTGTAGGAGATGCTGGGCGAGTGGAAGATGTAACTGTATTTAAAGTAGCCATGTCTTATAGTTCCTCAAGTTCTTGTGTCCAAGCTTCACCGTTTAATACGGTAAGCATAGCGGTGTGTGAAAGTGTATCTTTTCCGTATAGGCTTCTAGGTTTAGCTCCTTCATATTTAACAAAGGTTTCTGAACCGTCCACGCTATAACGAAGAGTATCTACACTAGTTTCTAGTACATCATCAAAGTTAACAGTGTCCACTTCGGATGCGTTTAATATTACATATTGTCTGCTCATAGTATTTTAAAAGTTAGGAAGGAACGCTTGAGGAGAATGTAGGTCCGTTTGTAAGTGTACCGTCATTACTTCCAGACCCTTGGTCTGTAATTGTAGTTCCTGTTCCACCATCGTTGTCTCCCATTCTCCACCAACCGACAGGTGAGTAAGAAGTTAGACTAAGAGGTACTCCGCTGTTATATATCGTTGTAACATTTGAAGATGATAATTCTGAATCAAACACCGCCACTTCGTCAATTAAACCGTTGAAATGATTACCTGCACTATAAAGCATTCCTCCTATGACTGTCTGTGTGTAAGAAACTGTATTGACAGCTAGACTTTTAGCTCCTAAATCAGAACCATTTAAATACATTCTAGACGTACTTGAAGTGAAAACAACAACCGCATGATACCAACTTCCTGTCGCTATCGCTGTATGTGTAAAAGGTGCATTCCAACCACTTCCGTACGTGTTAGCTACCATTTGAGTGCCTGACAAACCAAAAGCCCTGTCAGTTCCTAATGATCTTCCATCAGTTAAAGAGAATATATAATTATAACCACTAACAGAACTAGGTTTAAACCAAGCTGATATTGAACAGTCACCACTAATACTTAGGTCAGATGCTCCTGATATAGTAGCGTAATCGTTAGTGCCATCAAAGCTTACACTGTATGCATTACTATATGAACTAGCTTCATCTGCAAACTTCCTCCAGTTCCCTGCGTCATATACAACAAGAGCACCAGCGTCCGTACTGCCAGCTGCCTTCATGTATATCTCTCCATTCTTACCTATCCCATTAGTTACAATCGCAGATTGCTGGGAGTCATTAATTAATGCTATATCGCTCATATTATATTGTTTTAAGAGTTGTTGAATTGATACCAAGTTCCTCCGTTATAGACATAGAAGTCAGCGGAGTCAGAACCAAAGAACAAAGTGCCGTTCGCATCTCCTGTCCTTGTAGTTATATCGGATTCAAGTGCAACTGTTGGTGTTGTTGTATCAGTGTCTATTCCTAGTACAGCTTTAATAAAGTCACCTGTTGCATCAGTCTTATCGACTTTATCATCAAGCTTGCTTTTAACTACTGTACCGATCTGTTGTAGAATGTTTGCCATTGTGTATTTAGTTTTAAGTTATAATTAAAGAGGTGTCAAAGTTATTGAGCGTGTACCCAACCACTACTTGTATAAACATAGAGTTTACTTGTATCTGTAGCAAAAGCCATCGCTCCTAGTTCATCACCAGTCCTAGCTTGGATGTTACTCTCTGTGTCTAATATCGCTTTGTTTGATAGAGTTGTTAAAACGTTTCTTACTGCTTGTCCCATTTGATACCATACGCTCATTATTTATATTCATTTTAGTTGGTTAATCCTGACGTATAATCATCCATGTCTCCTAATTCGCCACGAAGATTACTTAGGTCTGTTTCTACTGAGTGTAAGCTAACTTGAGAAGCAGAACCAAACACATCATCGTTTTGAAGAATGATATTTCCAGTTCTCCCTGCAACAGTCTGTACTGGTCCAAGATAGGTAAGACTGTTCCAAGTAGTGACACCGTCACCCAATTTGACACGCTTGTTAGTTAAGTCAATCCCAAATTCACCTGCTAATAAAACAGGGTTAGTGGATTCCCATAAAGAGGATTCTCCTCTTCTAAGTTGTATTCGTTTCGTAAAGTTAGGCATCAATTAATCCTCCGTCAAATATATCAGTTTCCTCCATTACTGGAGCACCACCATCAAGGATGGCAAAGAAAGGTTCATTCTCTAAGGATTCTACTTGTAATTCTAAAGTATCTGCTTTTTCTTTGTTGTCCGTAGCTACCGCACCAGCAGACGCAGCGATAGTCCTACTTTGAAAAGTAAGAGGGTGAGCACGAACTACAGGTCTTCTAGGCATCTAACACTTCCAACGTCTAAGAGCTAACGCTTTTCTAGTGGGTTTACCTTTAGAGTCTTTCATTGGTCCTTTGTTACCACTCATACGAGCACAGAAGCTACGCTTTCTAGGACCACCACCAGGCTGAGGGGCTTTTAAGTTAGAACCTGTAGCCTTGTTATACTTAGCCCTGCCTTTAGCTGTGAGACCACCCTTCTTGCTCTTCTCACCTCTACCTAAAGATAACGATACACTTCTCACTTTTTAAAGTTACGCTTCATATTAGCGTACGACTTAGGTGATATTGTAGACTTCTTCTTGCTACGACTAATGCCTAGCTTCCTTCTTCTGTTAATGTTTGCGTATAATCCTTTTTTCATCGTTTAATTAATATCTCCATCATTCTATCTAGTTTACCGTTGATCTCTTTAACAGTAGTTTCAAGACCACTCATTCTATTCTCCACAGCAGTGTCTCGTTCTCTTTGAGTAGCAAGTTCTACTTCAATACTTGTTAACCTTTTTTCATCGTTGTCTAGTCGATCAGTCAGCTTCTTAATCATCCAACCAATGACACCAAGAATAACAGCAAGTGCAGTATCAAGAAAGTGTGAGAGTTGTTCAGTCATTAGTTATTAAGCTACAACCCAATAAGTCAGGTTTGGAGGACATACATTAATATTCGCTTGAGTAGCAGTATAAGAAACATCACTCACAAAAACGACATCACCTACGTTATATTGAATGCCTGGAGACCATGAATTTACATTATCTGTCATAATTTTATTTATTTTAAGTATTAAGCCACAGTGCTGTCTAATTTATAAACTATATCACCCCTAGCCCACCAAGCATATCTAGTGTTTGAATTAAAAAAGTTAAGAGTAAGTTGACCTGTCCCTCCTACGTCCTGAGCCGTGGCAGAAGTTTTATTATAGTAAGGAACACTTAATGGGTCGTCAGATGTGTAAACCCTACTATCTAATTCTGCATTCCAAACTATTCCATAATTACCGCTTCCAAATCTTTCTTCAGGTAGAAACGGAAGAGAAAGCGTAACAGTAGCGTGATCTGATGAAATTAAACCGAAGCCACTACTTCCATCATGCAACCAACTCACATTAACATTAAGATAAATAATACGTCCTACTCTTGTATAAGCCCATTGGAGAACAGTAGGATTACTGTCTATATTTGATCTTGATATTACAGTGGGAGTATATTCAGCACTAGTAGCTCCTGAAGCATCGGATTGAACAACAGTAGTAATAGAAGAAGTTAAGTCCGATATAGTAGAAGCAAGTTGAGTACCTGTGTGATTAGCCCTGTTCTTTAAGTTAGAGTCTGTATCATTAACCGTTGCACCTGCTGCAATACCTGCAAGCTTAGTTTGTTCAGTATCATCATACTCATTAGTGTTCGCGTTGCTCTCGTAAAGAGTCTTAACTTGAGCAGCTGTAGGAGAAGCACTACCGTTCGCAGCAGCTGTGATCCTTCCTTGTGCATCTACTGTTAAATTAGTAGCAGTATAAGCTCCTGGAGTAACAGCAGTGTCAGCAAGCTTGTCAGCAGTGATAGCATCGTCAGCAATCTTATCAGTGTTAACAGCAGCATCAGCAATGTTAGCAGTATCTATTGGACCACCTGCAACACCTGTAGCTAGAGTAGTAGCAATCTCAGCGTCTACATAAGTCTTATTCGTAGCGTGACTGCCACTAGCAGGGGAAATTAAACCTGTAACTTTATCAACATTTTGAATATCATTTGTTTGCATATCCAAGTTACCTGACATTGAATCTCCACTTTTGTTAACTTGAAGAGCGTCTTGTTGGTCTACATAACCTTTACGAGCAGAGTGATCACTACTAATAGGAGCACCTAAACCACTGACCATGTTACCACCCATAGCTAAGTCACCTGTCATATTGTCACCTGCTTTAGTAACTTGCAGTGCGTCTTGACCGTCTACAT